CGGATTGGAAGATCTACGAGACAATCCTGGCTGCAACTGGTAAGGACGGGATCCCGTTGCAGATCATCGCATCTCAGCTTCCCAGGATCAATAATGAAATTTCGAAGGTCCTAACGGGAGTTGTCAATTTCATTGTTGAGCTGGTTGCGAATGAGGACGATGGTGATCTTGAGATCTTCATCGATTACGGCGATTCGAAGCGTCCAATAGAGCTGTCCTCTGGCATGGAGAAGATGATTTCTTCGTTGGCTATCAGGACTGCCCTGATCGAGGTCTCGGCGATTCCCAAGCCCGATCTATTCATCATCGATGAGGGCTTCGGAGCTCTGGACGACACCAACCTCGAGGCTTGCGCTCGACTTCTCACATCGCTTAAGCGTAATTTTAAGAATATGCTTGTGATTTCTCACGTTGACAGTATCAAAGATATTGTTGATAATGTTATAGAGATTTCCCATGATGGAATCGACGCTAACGTGAGGTACTTTTGAAAAATTACTATGAAGATTTTGGAGATTTCATCATCATCAAACGCGGTAATTTAGCGAAAGATATGACGCCCATAGATTGCCCGCTCTGCACCTGCGTGGTTAGAGATGAGATCGACATCACGTCCATAAGCAGAACAGGCTGTTGCTTTGATTGCGAAAGTGAAGTGGCTGACTCAAATCGAGAACGCTGGATGGAAGGTTGGCGTCCTGTGGGAAAAGATCTGGACGCAATACGTATAAAAAGACTGTCGTCCGCGCATTCGAGACGACATAATTAAGTGAGGAGTTTAATCGTGAACCTAACTGAAAAGCATCTAAGAGTGTTGGGGCAAATCACCCAAAAGGGTTGGGGCGTTTCTTCTATGCCCAACTCTGTTACGTGCTCTCTAGGCGATGACGCAATCACCCTGAAGTATATGACCGTCGTTCATTTCGCGGCTGAGAGCGCGCTGCGTGATCAAGTTGCCAGAATAAACCACGAGTCGATCCAGATCCTGACCAAGTGTGTGGATGATATCAAGAAGAGCTTCAAGGAAGAGACGGGAGATTCTCTTCGACTCAAGGAGACCTCCAACAAGGATTCTCTGGAGATGATCGTCGCGACCAATAATTCTCCTCGTCGTGTTGCTTACTACCGTCGTCAGGTGACGCTACAGGTAGTGTGATGGCGGTCCTGTCGAAAGACCGTCAGGTGGCCGAGATAATCGCGTGCGGGAAGAATTCATCGTACTTCATCAACAAGTACGTCAAGATTCAGCACCCCACACGTGGCACCGTTCCGTTCACAACATACAAGTTTCAGGATGAGTGTCTCGATAAGTTCGAAGAGCATCGATTCAACGTCATCCTGAAGTCGCGGCAGCTCGGCATCTCGACTCTCGCTGCAGCTTATGCCCTGTGGCTAGCTTTGTTCTACAAGGACAAGGCGATACTGATCATCGCTACAAAGCTCGCGGTCGCGCAGAACTTCATCAAGAAAGTGAAGGTCATGCTGCAGAATCTGCCTTCGTGGCTCATCATGCCATCGATGAAGTCTGATACCAAGCAGATGGTCGAGTTCAGCAACGGATCTTCCATTAAAGCGATTCCCACTTCGGAAGACGCGGGTCGTTCAGAAGCTCTTACGCTGCTGATCGTCGACGAGGCTGCATTCATCGGAAACTTCGATGAGCTCTGGACTGGTCTATACCCCACACTGTCGACCGGCGGTCGAGCGATTGTTCTCTCGACTCCGAACGGTGTCGGTGGCCAGTACCACAAGATTTACGCCGAGGCCGAGGGCGGTCATAACGAGTTCAACGCGATCAAGCTCATGTGGGATGTCCATCCCGAGCGTGACGACGTCTGGTTCGAGAATGAATCGAAGAACATGACCAGAAAGCAAGTCGCCCAGGAGCTCCTCTGCGACTTTGCTGCATCAGGAGATACGTTCCTTGGCGCGAATGAACTAGATCATATAATGTCAATGACCCAAACTCCCATCGAAAGATGGGGACCCGAGATGGGAGTTTGGGTTTGGAGATATGCTCTGACAGATCACAAATACATTATCGCGGCAGACGTTGCTCGTGGTGACGGCGCAGATTACTCAGCATGTCATGTTATAGACATAACGTCGGGTGAGCAAGTTTGTGAGTTTAAGGGTAAGGTTCCTCCCGACCAGTATGCCGTCCTCCTGAATGAGATCGGTATGAGGTACAACAAGGCGTTGCTGTGCCCCGAAAACAACAGCTACGGGTACGCCGTCTGCATGAAGCTGAAAGAGCTTGGGTATCCGAACCTCTATTACAAGGACAAGAAGTACCAGTTCATGGGAGCATACGCTGGGTCCGAGGACATCGCCAACATCGGTTTCACGACTGGCGCCTCCAACAGGACCAAGATGCTCACGAAGCTCGAGGAAGTCCTTAGAAACAAGCAGCTTCGCGTTAGATCAACCCGTCTTTTTGACGAGCTGAAGACTTTCACTTGGATCGGTCAAACTCCCAGAGCCATGAAGGGGTATAACGATGATCTTGTCATTTCATTAGCAATCGCAACGTGGCTCTACGATTCTTCGGAAGATCATTCGCGGCACAGCCACGAAATGAGTAAGGCTATGCTGGCCGCATTTGCTGTCAATCGTAACAGAGACGATATGGAACCGGTCGTTCCACACCCCAGGAATCCCTTCTCACCCATTATGGTCGAGGCGATGCCATCATCAGGAAAAACAATAAACTCTTCAAATCCATACGCGCAATTTGGATGGCTAGTAAATGATTTAAGTAGGACGAGAAGATAGTAGGATTATGAATCATGGCAGCTAAAGACAACCGCAGCTTATTCCAGCGTCTTACTCAGCTCTTCAGAGCTGGGCCCGTTATTCGTAGAAAAGTCAAGGATTATCACGAGCCCACCGCATCGTCAGCGTATGAGATGTTCAGGAAAAATCAGTCCGACATCTACTCAAGTACGGTCGCTGCTTACGGAGCTTTCGACAGAATGTCGAGATACTCTGACTTCTCGGAAATGGAGGCGACGCCTGAAATAGCCTCAGCCCTTGACATTTACGCCGAGGAGACTGTTGCTCAAGATGAGCGCGGTCATGTCCTCCACATTCATTCCGAGAATAGAAGAATCAAGGAGTTGCTTGAGACTCTTTTCAACGACACGCTGAACATCGAGTTTAACCTCCCAATGTGGACTCGAAATCTCTGCAAGTACGGAGATTTTTTCCTCTTCAACGACGTTCATCCGAACTATGGCATCATCAACGCTTATCCGATTCCCATTTCGGAGATGGAGCGTGAAGAGGGCTACGATCCCAAAGATCCGATGGCTGTGCGATTCCGCTGGATCACCCGAGGGAATCAGGTTCTTGAGAACTGGCAGGTCTCACACTTCAGATTGCTTTCTAACGATGCTTTCCTTCCTTACGGATCATCAGTTCTCGAATCGGCACGTAGAATCTGGCGTCAGATGATCCTCATGGAGGACGCGATGCTTGTGTATCGTATTGTTCGTGCTCCTGAACGACGAGTGTTCTACATCGATGTTGGTAACGTCCCACCAGAGGAGGTCGCTAACTTCATGGAGCAGGCTCAGACAAGCCTGAAGCGTAATCGACTCGTCGATAAATCAAGCGGCAAGATGGACCTTCGATACAACCCGTTGTCGGTTGACGAGGACTACTTCATTCCAGTTCGCGGCGGTGAGACGGGAACAAAGATAGACTCGCTGGCCGGCGGCACGAACGCTGCGGCCATCGAGGACGTGCAGTATATCCAGAAGAAGCTCTTTGCAGCTCTCAAGATTCCCAAGGCATACCTTGGATACGATGAGGATATCGGGGCGAAGGCGACTCTGGCTCAAGAGGACATTCGTTTCTCAAGAACGATCTCCAGGATCCAGAAGGTCGTGATTTCTGAGCTTAACAAGATGGCGATGATTCATCTTTACTCCCACGGATATGAAGGAGAAGAGCTTCTTGATTTCACCTTAAAGCTCTCCAACCCGTCGACCATCGCTCAGCAGCAGAAGCTTGAGCTGATATCATCCAGATTTGATATCGCGGGTAAGGCGCCTGAAGGTATTGTCGATCGTCGTTGGGTGAGAAAGAATATCATGGGTCTTTCCGATGAGGAGATCGATGAGATTAAGGAAGGTCGTAAGAAGGACAAGGGCGAGGACGCTGAGCTTGAGGCAGTCCCAGGACCTGAAGGAGCAGGTGGTCTCGGTGGGGGCGGTGGCGCCGGTGGAGGGGCCATCACGGCTGGATTCGAACGTGAGGGTGAACTGGTCTCTGCCGGAGTCGAAAAACCAGCCGTTATGTCAATAGAGAATGAAGATCTTCCTCTTAAAGCCGAGAAGACGATTCGCAATGTGTTCGGCAACGATCACACTCCCAAGAGAGACAAGCGTACAGCAGCTTCAATTGGAATGACAGACTTCGAGGGCATGCTGAGTAACCGCCGCCCTCAGGACACGTTCAATGATCCGTTCAACAAAGACGATCTTTCCGTCGACTTCAGCGACTCTTCTAAGCTTGAATCCCGTCGTCCGTTAAGTTTGGTCGAGGAACTTTACGACACTCCTCAATTCCCCAGACCCAAGATGACTCCGGAGATCGGATCAGCTCTCAAAGACATGAGTAGCAGAATAAATAGGAAGAGCAACGGTGTTCTCACAGAGACGCCAGAAGCGATTATCAACTCAGGAAGCGCAGATGAGTAATCAGCATAATAAGAAAAGAAACGTGGGCATCATTTATGAGCAGTTGCTACGTCGTACTTCTGCGTTTTTGCTAGAGAACAATGAAGACAAAGCTCTGCAGTGCATGAAAATCACAAAGAAGTATTTCAAGCCCGGGAGCGAGCTGTATCGTGAGTTTCGTCTATTTCAAGCTCTTCTGAACACGACTACTCGATCTGAGCCGCTTGCAGTTAGGATACTCGAAGAAGCTCGTCGTGGAGCGCGCATGTTCTCGCAGCAGCAGCTAGACGTTGAGAAATCCAAATTGATTCGCGAGATAAATCACACGCTAGATGATGTCGATTTTTTCAATCAACCCGTCAAAGAGTATCGTCTTTATGCTACGATTCAAACTCTAATAAACGATTGGAGAAAGTCGGACGATGCATCTCTCGTGAGAGTCACTGATTATGAGCACAAGCTGGTCGAATGGCTTAAGAAAGATAAGGGCACCACACCCGATCTTGATGAAATGGTGGATGAAAATGTTAACGCTCTGTCCGTTAAGCTCATGACAGAGAAGTTCGAGAAGAAATGGTCGGGAAAGCTAACGCATGAGCAGGCTTCCATCATTAAGGATTACGTGATGGGAAGAACCGATGTTAAACTCTTAGAATCTACGAAGCGTCGAGTTAACAGAGGCCTTCAAAGACTCAAAGAAAACACAAACAGCACAATTCTTCTTGAGAAAATAGACGATATAAGCAAGCAAGTCAACGGTATAGACATCACTCGGCTCGATGACGATACTGTCGTAAAGTTCATGCAACTAACCCAGCTACAGCAGGAGCTCGAGTCAAAAGATGAGTGACAAATCTTCTACATTGACGCTTCTAACCGAGTGGTCTCCATTTTCCTATGACACGAAGTCCATCAAGGAGAATCGCGAGCAGAACGGTGGTAAGATTATGATGAAAGGAATTCTCCAGAAGGCTGAAACGATCAACCAGAACGGAAGAATATACCCACGTGAGATACTCGAGCGTGAGGTTCGCAATTACCAGAAGTTCATTCGCGAAAACAGGGCTCTGGGCGAGTGTGATCACCCTGATTCGTCCGTGGTCGAGCTGAAGAAGGTGAGTCATATCGTTCGTGAAGCTTACATGGACGGCTTGGTCTGCTACGGTACGGTTGAGATTCTTGATACTCCGATGGGTAAGATCCTCCAGAGCCTTGTCGAGAGTGGGGTCACTCTTGGAATCTCATCCAGAGGCGTTGGTTCTACTAAAAAATCGGGTGATCAGCAGATAGTGCAGGATGACTTCCAGCTTATATGCTGGGACTTCGTTTCAGAACCTTCTACACCCGGCGCTTTCATGATGCGCGAGGGTCGTCAAATTGCTCCATCAGAACTTTCCAGAACATTTAATCGTAGCGATAGAATCGATAGAATATTCAACGACATAATGTCCTGGAAAAAATAATGGCTTTGACAAGATCTGATCTTAAAGATATCGTTAAGGAATGCTTGATCGAGATTCTCATGGAAGGAATCTCACAACCCGAGAGAAAGACGCCCGGTATTCGTGAATCGACTCGCCGAGCTGATCCAGTTCCCGCTCCGCTTCCTACTGGAAAAAAGCATCTTGATTCCATGTCGTTCTCTGACGGAGTCTCCAAGGTCGCTGCTCGCGCTCAGGGACAAACACAGAAATACGCTGCTGTCGCTGCCGAAGCTTCCTCAGCGTTTCCGCCTAATCAACGAAGCGTGATGCAATCAATTTTTGAAGATACTATGAAGAACACTCTGCCCAGCATGATGGAAGCAGAGAGAAATCCCGGAGCTGGAGGTCCAGTCTCCAGCATCGATCCGATGCAGATATTCGAAGGCGCGGGAAATTGGGCCGACATGGCATTCGCGACGACAAAAAAGTGATCAGAAGACAATTTAGCTGATATTTAAGTACGATACCCTAACCAAGGAGTTCGTTAATCATGTCTAAGGTCGTCAATCTCACACCCGCTCTCCTCCGCCGCATCATACTCGAAGAGAAGAAGAAGCTGGCTGATCGCAAGAAGTCCAGGAAGCCCGCCCCCAATCGTAAGGGCATGCCCTCTGGAAAGCCTGATGATCTTGCGAAAGTCGCCAAGGGTACGAAGGAAGTTCAGGCTTCGGAGCTCGCCAACACGATCGCTTCGAAGGTTGATCACATGAAGAATCTCCAGAAGGAGAGCGCTGAGCTGG